ATGCCTAAAGCTTGACATTAGCCACACTAGCATGGTACTCGCGCACACACGCATAAACAATAGGTACCTCTCATACACTACTTGCTTGCACTTGTCAACACTTGTGTCTACTGTATCTACTGTATCCTATCGTCTACTACTATGCCCCGTAGTCTACTACTATTCCCCGTAGGCACCCACCTTGGCACACACTTGTCTACTCTTGTCAACCTTGTGACTATACCATTGTCAATAGTCACACACTTGACACACTTGTTTAACTGTGTGCCTTGGGTCTACCACAGCCACCAGTGTACGTCAAGGGCGTGACTATAGCAGCCGATGTAGTCACGGTATGACTGGGCAGTAACTAGGGGTTGACACTGGTGGTCTTGGTGTGCTAAGGATTCGATGGGGGACGGGGGCGTGGAGTTTCTCTGGATTAACTGTGGTAGGCGCCCAAGTTTACTAAAGAGTGAATCTAGTTTCTAGGGAAGACCCAAGTTTACTAAAGAAGACCCAAGTTTACAACGCTAAAGTCAACAAAGGAATACACTTGTAATTCACTTGAAACCCTTGGTACACCTAGTGATGCGAATGATTCCTATTTAGCTTTAAGGGCTATCTATGGTAGACCTGAGTATATGCATTAGGAATATAGTTAATATGACCAATAGATAAGATAAAGCTTGACTTAAGACTCTAAATATGTTATAATATACCTATAGTATGCTTTAGACACTTTAAGAGATCTTTTAGTTATCACATAATGAATAATTAAAGTATCATTCTAAAGTGTCTTAAGTACACCATAGACACTAAAGTAAAACACTCAATCTCAACATAGAGGTAATTGATTTGTCAGCTCCTAAGGGCACCAAGTCCACTATAGACACTACAGATAAGACTCCCAAAAGGGTAGGTCGACCACCTAAAGCATCACTTAAGAAACCTAAAGGCATTATAGGTCGTCCTAAAGGTGATGCTACAATCATTAACGAATATAAAGCTAGGATGCTTGCGTCCCCTAAGTCAGCTAAAGTATTAGATGCTATCTTTGATGCAGCTTTGGATAATGAACATAAGAACCAAGCTAGTGCATGGAAGTTAGTCATGGATCGTGTAGCTCCTGTAGCAGCCTTTGAGAAAGAGATCATCAAAGGTGGTGGTAAGAATGCCATACAGATCAATATTACTGGAATTGGTGGGTCAGTGGATGTTGCACAAGAGCCTCAAGACCAAGACATAGATGATGCGGAGTACACTATAGTATGAGTGATCTACAGATTGAATTGTTGGAATGGCAAAAGAAAGTCTGGAAAGATCCTAACCGCTTCATTGTGGTTGCTGCTGGACGCCGATGTGGTAAGACACGTAAGGCTGCTTGGAAGCTCATAGTTAAAGGACTTGAGACATCACTACCAAACTCACATATCTTCTATGTTGCCCCTACTCAGGGTCAGGCACGAGACATCATGTGGAAGCTACTGTGTGAGCTAGGCGCTCCTGTAATCAGATCAGCACACATAAACAACATGCAAGTAACCTTAATCAATGGCACTACTATCTCACTTAAGGGTGCAGACAGACCAGACACCATGCGAGGGGTCAGCCTGTATTATCTAGTAATGGATGAGTATGGCGACATGAAGCCTGAGGTATTTGAGGAGGTCTTACGACCAGCCTTAGCTGACCAAAAGGGTGGCTGCTTATTCATCGGTACTCCCAAGGGACGTAACCACTTCTACGACTTATACAAGTATGCTGAGTTATCTAATGATCCTCAGTACTCAGCCTACCACTTCACTTCCTACGACAATGAGACCTTAGATCCAGCAGAGATTGATTCAGCTAAGAAGTCTATGTCTACCCATGCTTTCCAACAGGAGTTCATGGCTAGCTTTAAGAACCAAGGCTCTGAGATGTTCAAAGAGGAATGGCTTCAGTTTGGAAGTAAACCTAAAGGTGATGGTGACTACTATATTGCCATTGACCTTGCAGGCTTCCAAGATGTATCCAAGAAGAAAGGTAACACCTCTCGCTTAGACCAATCAGCTATCTCCATAGTCTTCGTTGATGAATCAGGGTGGTTCGTTGAGGACATTATCTATGGACGATGGACACTTGATGATACAGCCAAGAAGATCTTTCAAGCTGTACGTGACTTCAAGCCTCTCTCCATAGGGATAGAGAAGGGAATCTCAAAGCAAGCTGTTATGTCACCTTTGATGGATATGATGAAGCGTCAGAACTTCTACTTCAGGGTAGAGGAATTGACACATGGTAACCAGAAGAAGACTGACAGGATCATGTGGGCCCTACAGGGCCGTATGGAGCATGGTCGTATAACCTTAAATAAAGATAAGAAAGAATGGCGTGAGGTCTTCCTTGACCAGCTCTTCCAATTCCCTGACCCTTTAACACACGATGACCTGATTGACTCTTTGGCCTATATAGACCAGCTAGCCAAGGTGACCTACGCAGGTAACTTTGAAGAGTTAGACAACTTTGAAATCTTAGACTCAATTAGCGGATACTAAACTATGAATGTACATTTAGATGACAACAACGAATCAACAGAACCTATGATCATTGAGCAATCGCTTGAGTCGTGGGTAATGACCAAGGTAGATGATTGGGGTGACTATTATGAAACCAATTATGCTGCTAAACACGCTGAGTATTATCGCTTATGGCGTGGTATCTGGAATGCCAGTGATAAGACTCGTGGAGCTGAACGCTCACAGATCATTGCCCCAGCACTACAACAGGCCGTAGAGTCTAACGTAGCTGAGATTGAAGAGGCTACCTTCGGGCGTGGCACTTACTTCGACATCAAAGACAACCTAGGAGACTCTGAGACTGAGGACATCATGTTCTTGCGTAAGAAGCTCCATGAAGACTTCAACCGTGCCAAAGTACGTAGGGACGTATCTGAGTGTTTGATTAACTCAGCGGTCTATGGTAATGGCATTGGTGAGATTGTCTTAGAAGAAATTAATGAGATGAAGCCTGCGACTGAACAAGTCATGGGTGGTGCTATGGAAGCTGTTGGTGTCAACATCTCTAAGCGTACCGTAGTTCGTCTACGCCCTGTGTTACCACAGAACTTCCGTATCGACCCAGTAGCTACAAACATTGAGGAAGCCCTAGGCTGTGCCATTGATGAGTTCGTAGGCACTCACATTGTTGAACAGTTACAAGAGCAAGGTATCTATAAGGATGTCTATATTGGCTCTGCTAGTGACGACTTCAACTTAGAACCTTCTAGTGATCTCACTGTAGTACAATCGGATAAGACTCGCTTAACTAAGTATTATGGTCTCGTACCTCGCCACCTCCTTGAGGCTGAGCTAGACTATGAGCTAGATGATGAAGATAAAGAAAGCTATTACATCGAAGCTGTAGTCATCGTCGCTAACGAAGGTCACTTGCTTAAGGCTGAACCAAGCCCATACATGATGAAAGATCGCCCAGTAGTTGCATTCCCTTGGGATGTGGTTCCTAGTCGCTTCTGGGGTCGTGGAGTGTGCGAGAAAGGCTACAACTCACAAAAGGCCCTAGACGCTGAGCTACGTGCTCGTATAGACGCTCTGGCCCTTACAGTACACCCTATGCTTGCTATGGACGCTACACGCATCCCACGCGGCACAAAGCCAGAGATTCGCGCTGGTAAGTTATTATTGACTAACGGTGATCCACGAGAGATTATCAACCCATTCAACTTTGGTAACGTAAGCCAGATAACATTTGCTCAGGCTGCTGCACTACAATCTATGGTACAACAGAGTACAGGTGCCGTAGATTCTTCTGGTGTCGGTGGACAAATAAACGGAGAAGCTACTGCTGCTGGCATAAGTATGTCTCTTGGTGCCATCATTAAGCGACATAAGCGCACCTTGATTAACTTCCAAGAGTCTTTCTTGATACCTTTCGTATCTAAGGCTGCTTGGCGTTATATGCAGTACGAGCCTGAGCTCTACCCTGTCTCTGACTACAACTTCAACGCTACTTCTACCTTAGGTATTGTGGCACGAGAGTATGAGGTCAGTCAATTGGTGCAGTTGCTGCAGACAATGGGCAAGGATACTCCTTATTACCCTATCATGCTTAAGTCTATCGTAGATAATATGAATGTTTCCAATAGAGAAGAGTTAATCGGATTGATTGATAAGGCTGCTGAACCTTCCCCAGAGGCTACACAGGCACAAGAAGAGACTAGACAAGCTGAGTTAGCGTTCCAAGCCTCACAAACCTCTGCACTAGAAGCACAGGCTGCTGAATCTGAAGCACGAGCACAGAAGTTAATGATCGAAGCTCAGGCTATACCAGCGGAAATGGAGATTGATCGTATTAAAGCTATCACAACTAACCTAAAAGACGGTGAGAGCGATGATAAAGAGTTTGAACGTAGACTCAAAGTAGCGGATCGGATGCTTAAAGAGAAGCAGATGGACATGAACTTTCAAATGAAACAAGGAGCACAACCTAATGGTATCCCAACGCGACCTGAACCTAATAGTGGAGCAGATCAACAGCAGTTACAACAGGCTTTTGCAGCAGATAACAGTGCTAGAGGCGCAGGTGGCAGCATTAGAGTCTCCTAGCACAGTTTCTAGTAAAAGTAAAGATAAACCTTGACATTCTTGTGAAATTATGGTATAATAGTGTACTAAATCAAAGATACTTTAGAAAAGGATAATATCTTAATGACAGACACTGAACTTGAGCTCTACTTTAGACAGATGAAGGAACTCTTTCGCACAGAAGGATGGAAAGCACTGATTGAAGACCTAAGCTCAAATATACCACGTATTGACTCAGTAGAAAGTACCAAAGATGACAAAGACCTTTACTTCCGTAAGGGCCAACTGAACATCCTAGGTACTATACTGAACTTAGAAGAAACAACAAGGGTAGGCCAAGAGGAGTCTCAGCGTACTGAAGATCCTATAGAGGCAAACTACTCCGATGTTTAAATTCTTCGATTACAAGTGTGCCTTAGGGCATGTTAATGAACATATGGTTAAAGGCTCACCAGACTCACAGAAATGTAAGACTTGTGATGCTATTGCAACCAGACAACTTTCCTCTCCTCGTTCTTTACTTGATCCATTCTCTGGCGACTTCGCTGGTGCCACTATAAAGTGGGCTAAGGATCATGAGCGTGGTAGAGCAAAAGCAGAGAAAGCCAACCCTGATTACTAGGAGCTTTCATTTCTAATCTTTCTCCATAATACTAAGGTACGGAGTTTAATATGGCAGCAGTTATCCTCGAAAATGAGGAATTGAACAATGAGCGTTTTGATAGCTTAGACGACATGTCTGTAGGTACAACGGTACAGGAACCTTCGCAAGAGGCAAGCCCTGAGTCTAATGAACCAGCAGCAGTCCCAGATAAGTACAACGGTAAATCACTTGAAGACGTAGTTAGGATGCACCAAGAAGCTGAGAAGCTATTAGGTCGTCAGAGCTCAGAAGTAGGTGACTTACGTAATGTAGTCGATAGTTACATCAACACACAACTCAAGTCACAGGAGCCCGAACAGGCAACCCATGACGCAGATGAAGATATAGATTTCTATTCTGATCCCGAAAAGGCTATCAGTCGAGCAATTGAGAATCATCCTTCAGTAAAGGCAGCAGAAGAGTCAACGAGAGCTTATAAAAAGCAAACCTCTATGGCATTACTTCAAAAGGAACATCCAGACATCCCACAGATCGTAAATGATCCTAAGTTTGCTGAGTGGATCCAAGCTTCCCAGATTAGGACTCGAATGTTTGTACAGGCAGACCAACACTTTGATACTGAATCGGCACACGAACTCTTCTCCTTATGGAAAGATCGTAGTGGTGCTATCAATCAAACGCTTCAGGCTGAGAAAGAAGGAAGACAGAAAGCTGTCAAGGAAGGATCTAATGGATACACTCGCGGTAACCCAGATTCTAGTTCTTCCAAAAAGATCTATAGACGAGCTGATATTATTAAACTTATGAAAACCGACCCAGAACGCTACTTAGCACTCTCAGACGATATCCAACAGGCATACGCAGAGAAACGGGTCAAATAACCTTAACATAGAGAGAAATTAAAAATGGCTACTTCAGTATATCCCGCTACAGGCGGCATGGTAGATAACACTTCAGCAGCAAGTTTCATTCCAGAGATTTGGTCTGACGAAGTAATTGCAGCGTATGAGAAATCACTTGTACTTGCTCCTTTAACTAAGAAAATTGCAATGCAAGGTAAGAAAGGCGATACTATTCATATCCCTAAGCCTACCCGTGGCGTTGCTTCTGCTAAGGCAGAGAACACAGCAGTAACTATCCAGAACGCTACAGAGTCAGAAGTACTAGTTACTATTGACCAGCATTTTGAATACTCACGTATGATCGAAGATATCACTAACGTACAAGCTTTAGCTTCCCTACGTCAGTTCTATACTGGTGATGCAGGCTACGCATTAGGCAAGCAAGTAGACAGCGATCTATTCGGC